ACTTCAATACTATTCCACAATTTTTTAATTCAGCACTATCATGTGCCACCTAACAAAGTGTCACACAGGGGGTTGCAATGACCCCCAAAATGCCCTATTATTATAATAACAACAAACAACAACACATGAGAAAAATCGAACAACAAATGAACGACGCTATCAGACAGGGGCGTAACTTCAGTTCTTCAAACACTTCAGTTCAGCACGATGGTGCAGAGACATTTGTTTATCTTCATGGCAACCATATTGCCACAGTAAGACAAAATTCGATTTTACTCTTCGATGGTGGTTGGCAGTCTAACACCACTAAGTCTAGACTCAATGCACTATTAGATGAATTTTCATATGGTGCTAGAGTATTCCAAAAGAATTTCGAGTGGTTCGTAGGTTACAAAAATCTCAAAGAGGATTTTGTTGACGGTTTCGAGTTAGCAATTAGTTAACACATAGAGGGCAAATTGCCCTCTTTCTTTATTACTTTCATTCTTACAATCATGCCTCGTAAATCACTAACAATTGACAAACTTAGCAAAGATCTTAACTTTTTTCATGGATATGTAGGTGAGTTAGTTGTTGAGTTCTTTGACAAATCTTATGACACTATTATTAACTTTGTCAATAAATATGAGCAGGAAGATTGTAATATAGTGTATGTTGAAGATGATGATGAAGAGGACAACATTTTTCACATTTATGCATATGGAGAGAAACAAATTCGCTCCTTATGTGATATAATGAATAATGATTTTGATATCGCTTACTTATCACTCAAATCACTTACTGAGAGTTAATTAAATGACTAATTCCGAACAACTAAATGACATCTACATTGACAAACTTATGGAGTCTATTCCACAAGAATTGTGGTTTAATCATGTTGATGAATATGTTATCAACTGGGAGGATTATCCTGTCTTAAGTGACAATTTAAAATCTAAATCTATTCACACTAATTAACATCATGCCCCACAATCTATGCGAACAAATTGATTACGAAGAAATCGTAAAATACTTTGAAGCATATCCTGAAGAGGTCAAATCTGGTCTCTATGTATCAACAACTAACAGCGAGTCACGCCGCCAGAGAGTTAAGCAATCCAACAAATTACAATGAGTTCATCAACAAATAAGACAGCAACATTTACAATTGAGTTATCACATAACCAACTAAGTTTTCTTAATTTGTTGTTAGTCAACTATGAGAATGTTTGGGCAGGTAGAGATCAATTACCAGCACATGTTCAAGACTTATTAACATCAACTAAACATCAGTTACTAACATGCAGAAAGAACAATTTGCAATCGGAGTAACAATTAAGTACGATAATATAATTGGTGAAGTACAATTTGTTGATGACAAATACATCACCTTTTGTGTTAGTGAACAGGACTCACATTGTCCCCATAGTTTACATCCAACCTGTAAAGTTGCAATGCTAGTTTATCCCCACCAATGGAAAGATTGTGAGTTAGTTAGTAACAACGAAATCCACAAAGATGCGTAGTTAAGTGTATACTGTACGCAAATGTGTAAATCGCAGTTATCACAATCAATCTCGCAATTAGGGGCACTATGTGTTAATAAGTGTTTTCCACAGTTATTAACAGTTTTGTGGAAAAGTACGCATTTATTTTAAATACTTAAATAAACATATATGCGTGTTATATGTCATTAACTGTGTGGTCACTAAATGTATATTTAAATGCGTTGAGTTGTTGTGCATTAAGCGAGCGTAACATAAGAATTTGAAAATGTCAACAACACAGACACACAAAGTTACACACAGTCCTGAAAGTATCATGACATACTAACAAATAGCATGCTCACAGTTGTTGACAGTCTGTGAGATTATGTGTTATAATAACAGTATCACACAGGGATTCAAAGTTCATGAGTAATTAACAGCAACCCACAGCTACAGTTAGTATAACATAAGCACAGTATTGACAGTGCTCGATGTTACATTTTGACAGTTATTTTATGTCTTATGTGTTATTATGTGGCGGGTGATGCCTATTTAAATTCATGGAACCTTTATAAGCTATAAACGACCCAGATCGACTTCGAGATAACGAGATATAAAAAAAATTTCTGATATATAATTCTAAGTGTCAGTCCACATATTTGTGAAAAAATTTTCCAAAATAAAAGTATCCCTCAGGGTTGACCCGATAACAGACGAATATACTCTCATAATCCCCGAATCATTCTGTAATGAATTAGATTGGTACGAAGGAACAAACATTATGATGTCTCTAGACGGAGACGGTGTGTACTTAGAAGAGAACAATGATTGAGCAATATGATAACTTCTTAGATCCAAAAGATCTTGAGAGAGTTGTTAATGATACGGATGATGTTAGTTGGCGTATTCAATCTAGTAACGGATCGGGCAATGATTTCCTACATTATGATGTAAGTGATAGGGAGTACTATAATAAACACCTCTGGGGGCAACTCAGACCAATATTAGACGGCGACTATAAGGTAGACGAAATATACTTTAACGGGCAATGGCCTGGTAGGGATGGTTCTTTGCACATAGATAATTGTGTGCGAACCGTGTTATTATATGTCAACCCCTCTCGACCAGAGTGGGGAGGATTCACACAACTAATAAGTGGAGATGAACAGATCATCATACCACCCGTACAGAATCGGTTAATTGTGTTTGACGGCAACATACAACATAAGGGGTATGCCTTCTCAAACCAGAATTGCCCGATGAGGATCACCTTGGCGTTTAAATTAAAATGAGAACCACATTCCATGTATACGGTAGAGACAACTACCCAGTAAGTCACGACCTCGTTAACATCGATGAGGATCAACTACTACAGAAAATTAAAGAAAGAAGAATAGACTTCAATGAACATGAAGTCTTGAGAGTAGAACAAGATGATGAAGGTCTCGCAGATGCCTCTTATTGACTGTGCATATATAATCTGTTATAATACTGATGTCCAAGTAATTAATTATGGCTAAAGGATTTACTGTTAAAGCTAAGAACCCTCCAAAGAAACAGGCAGGGCAGAACGAATGGGACTATGACGCGGCGTGGGAAATGTTGAAGGGCAAGAGTCTTGTCTTTTGTATGCCTGGTCGTGGTTGCTCATTTGTATTTCTAAAGAATTTTGTACAGATGTGTTTCGATCTGGTACAGCATGGAGTAAGTATTCAGATATCCCAAGACTATAGTAGCATGGTTAACTTTGCTCGCTGTAAGTGTCTTGGTGCTAATGTACTAAGAGGACCTGACCAAATTCCTTGGGATGGTAAACTGAAGTATGACTATCAACTCTGGATCGATAGCGATATTGTCTTTAATACTGAGAAGTTGTTGCAACTTGTTCTCATGGATAAAGAGATTGCTGCAGGTTGGTATATGACAGAAGATGGTCAGACTACCTCAGTTGCACACTGGTTGGATGAAGATAACTTCCGTAATAACGGTGGTGTCATGAATCATGAAACTGGTGAGACCATGACTAAGCGTCGTAAACCTTTCACTGTTGACTACACAGGATTTGGTTGGGTGCTTATCAAGCATGGTGTATGGGAACATAAAGAGATGAAGTACCCATGGTTTGCTCCTAAGATGCAGGTCTTTGAGTCTGGAGAGGTACAGGACATGTGCGGAGAAGATGTTTCATTCTGTCTCGATGCACTCAACGCAGGTTTCGAGATCTGGTGTGATCCTCGTATTCGTGTTGGTCATGAAAAAACAAGAGTTATTTAAAATTACTATACAAGGTGGGGAGGTTTACTCTGACCTCTCCGAAGAGGAGTTCATGGATAAAATGACTGAACTATCCTCATGTTATTATGAGACAGGTTATCCTGACCCTCAGACAATCTCTCACGAAACTTATTATGGCAAGACAACTAAAGACTAATATTATGGGAACCTCCTATAATGTTGACACTCCCGCTAAAAAGACGAGGCAAGGTAATAGTAAGAATTCTAAATATTCTGCCACATCCCGTAACTCGGCTCGTAAACCTTATAGGGGGCAAGGAAAATAATGGGTACTGAACTTCTAGCGACCCGCGAACTGCTCGCGGCGGCGAGTCTCGATCTTAATGATGCATGGAATCTCTCTTGGGGAGAGGGTATTCAATTTATTCTTGTACTTACATTTCTATATTGGTTAAAGAATAGAATCGATTATCATTTTGAAAAGAAGAAGTCGAGAACTCTAGTATATAAAGTAAAAATTGTTGATAAACCAAACTAAATACCAGTATCTCCTAAACTCCTTTTAATTATGAAACTGACTATTGCACCAGACGGTTCCGTAAATTCAGAACTTCCTATTGGTGATGACCTCTCCACTCAACAATATGTACGAACTGCAGTACATACCACTCTTCACGAACTTGGATTCGTTATCCATGAGGAGTGGGAGATGGATGATGACTCAATTGAGATCGAAATAGAAGACCCAGATCTTGAAATTACTCACGATTCTGAAGGATGTTGAAATTAGGATATAAATAACCCTGATATCTATTTTTAAATTTAGTGGCGACCTTAAAATCCCGCTCATATAAAGACATTGACCTCTCATTTGTACCAAATCCCGTTACTGGTGATTTAAATGTACTAAAAAATGAGAGGGCAATTGTGCGTAGTGTTAGAAATTTGATTCAAACTGGTCTGAAAGAGCGATTTTATTCAGATGTTGGGTCTAATATCACAAATAATTTGTTTGGATTCATCGATGTTGCAACAGGAAGTATAATTGCAACACAAATTGTGGATCTTTTGAAGATTTTTGAACCAAGAGTTGCTAATGTAAAGGTTGATGCGTTACCTAAACCTGACGATAATGCCTTTGAAGTGAAAATCGCGTTTAATATTGTCGGTGAAGAGATACCGATAACCCAATTTTCCTTCTTATTAGAAGCTACTAGGTAAAAAACATGCCCGTAACGAAGTTTACTAACTTAGATTTTGATCAAATTAAGTCCCAGATAAGGGATTATCTTCGTGCGAACAGTAATTTTACGGATTTTGACTACGAAGGATCAAATATGTCGATATTAATCGACATTTTGGCGTACAATACCTATATTACAGCGTTTAATAGCAATATGGTGGTCAACGAATCCTTCTTGGATTCGGCAACATTAAGAGAAAATGTTGTTTCATTGGCAAGAAATATCGGATATGTGCCTAGATCTCGTAAATCTTCAAAGGCAATCGTAGATTTTGACTTTAAATTTAACGGAAATAGCAATACTGTCACTTTAAGGAAGGGTTTAGTCTGTGTAGGTGCTCAAGATAACACATCTTTTACATTTTCTATCCCAGATGACATAAGTGTAGCGTCTCCAATTGACGCAAATAGTCCATCACAGACAAATCCTAGCAGATGTGCTAAGTTTAGGAACTTAAATATCTTCCAAGGGACTCTACTTAAGAAAACTTTTACTGCAAATGGTCAAAAAGACCAAAGATTTGTATTACAAAACTCATTTATTGATACAGATTCCATTAGAGTCTTTGTTACTAAGGCAGGAGCGTCCGCAGGACTTGAATATTCTGTATTAGATAACATTACAGGCATTAACGAGAAGTCAAATATCTTTTTAATTCAAGAAGTTAAGGATGAACAGTACGAATTACTGTTTGGCGACGGTTTATTTGGTAAAAAAATTGAAAATGGAGATAGAATTGAGGTAACATACATTGTTACTGATGGTGTAGACGGAAATGATGGTAAATTTTTCTCATATAGTGGAAATGCTGTAGATGATTCAGGAAATCCTCTTGATTCATCAGAAACAGTAGTTGTTAAAACGGTTCAAACCGCTAAAGGAGGCGGTGAGATCGAAGATATTGACTCTATTAAGTATATCGCACCTAGAATCTACTCGTCGCAGTACAGAGCGGTTACAGCAAAGGATTATGAAGCAATTATTCAGAGTGTTTTTCCAGATGCAGAGTCAGTTTCTGTTATTGGTGGAGAAGAATTAGATCCTCCTGAGTTTGGAACTGTAGTTTTAAGCATTAAACCTAGAAATGCAACATTTTTATCCGATTTTAGTAAATCTTTAATTTTAGATCGATTAAAAAGTTATTCTATTGCAGGTATTAACCAAAGAATCATCGATCTTAAGATTTTGTATGTAGAATTGGATGTAAATGCATATTATAACCCAACTGTCTTCAGTGATACTGACGGATTGAAGGCACAGGTCACAAATTCTCTCAATGTTTACGGAAAATCGACTAATTTAAATGCATTTGGTGGAAGATTTAAATATTCCGACGCATTATCGGTTATTGACAATACAAATAGTGCAATTACATCGAATATTACTAAACTAACAATTAGAAGAGATCTTAAACCAATCTTAAATGCATTTACTCAATATGAATTGTGCTTTGGTAACCAATTCCATGTCAATCCTTTAGGTAGAAACATTAAGAGTACAGGATTTAAGGTTAATGGCAATCCTAATATGTTATACTTTGCCGATATTCCAAATGAAGACTTAAAGACAGGAAATATTGCCGTTGTTCAGTTGTCTGAGATTGATGATACCCAAACATCAGTTATTCTTAAGTCTGCAGGTACCGTAGACTATGTGAAGGGTGAAATTATCATCAATACTATCAATATTGTTGACACTGAACGATCATCTGGGTTGGTTGAAGTTCAAGCATATCCAGAATCTAATGATATCATTGGTTTGAAAGATCTTTACCTTCAATTAGACATGTCTAATAGTAGGATAAATATCGTGAGAGACACCATATCTTCTGGACAGCAAATTTCTGGAATTGGGTATAAGGTTACCTCTAGTTACTCCAACGGAACAATCATTAGGTCATAAAAAGGATGTTAGAAACCTATAGCCCCTTATCATCCAGAGTTAAGACATACCAAGTAGTTTCGGACTATGTTCCAGAGTTCGCAATTACTGAGAATCCTCTGTTAGAGGACTTTTTATCGCAATATTATATTTCACAAGACCATCAAGGTGGTGCTGCAGATATTTCTGAGAATATTGACAAATATATTCGTATTGATAACCTAACTCAAGATGTTATTAGGGGTGAAGTTGCATTAGCTGCTAGTATTAGTGCTACTGATGATGAGATTGGTATTGGAACCTTTACTACTAGTGGATTTCCCGCTCAATGGGGTTTACTAAAGATTGGTGATGAGATTGTTACATATAGTGGTATTACTAGTAACTGCTTTAAGGGGTGTGTAAGAGGTTTTAGTGGTATTACAACATTCCGTAAGGAAAATGCACCTAGTGAGTTAGTATACTCCACCTCGACGCCAGGAGAACACGCTCAGGGCACTAAAGTTCAAAACTTAAGTGCATTGTTCTTAAATGAGGTATATAAGAAATTAAAAACAATGTACACACCTGGTTTAGAGGGTGTACAACTTAGTCCAGAACTAGATGTAGTAAATTTTGTCAAAGAGGCAAGAAGTTTATATGAATCTAAGGGTACTGACGAATCTTTTAAGATTTTATTCAAAGCATTATTTGGTTTAGAACCAAAAATCAATGATCTTGAGAAATATCTGATTAAACCATCATATGCAAACTATCTTAGACGAGAATCCTTTGCAATTGAGTTAGTTGACGGTGATCCGTTGAACTTAGTTGGTCAAACACTGTATCAAGACAATGAACCGAACAATCCTAATGTAAATGAAGCAAGCGGACCTATTTCTGAGGTAACTCAGATAAGAGATAACTTTTATAGGTTGTCTGTATTCATTGGTTATGATGATAGGGACTTAATTCAAGGCACATTTGCAGTTCCTGGCAAAACTCAAGTAATTGGTAAGGTTGGACTTGGTGCAACAGTGTTAACTGTTGACTCTACTATCGGTTTTGGTCAAACTGGCACTATTGAAATTGGACAGTCTACAGATTCTTTCTATCAGGTTGTAGATTACACTGAAAAGACTGTTAATCAATTTATTGGGGTAAGCACCACTAAAAATGACATTCCTTCGACTACAAACATCTTTACACCTACTGTAGTTTACGGTTTTGAAAATAATGACCTTTCAAAAAGGGTCAATATGCGAGTTACTGGCGTTCTTAGAGATTTTACCAGTAATCAAGAATTATTTGGACTAAGTAATGAGTCTAGAATCAAAGTTAAGAACTTAGGTCGCTTTATTACCAATCCATCCACTTCAAAGTCGTACGAACAGATATTTTTTAACTCTTGGATTTATAATACTAGTGCAAGATATCAAATTGCTGATTTAGGAGGTTCTACCTTAACTTTAGCAGGAACAATTGATGATTCTAGTTTAAAGGTAGGAGATACTGTAGATTTACTTGTTAGAAACACTGAAACGGTTGCTGCAAGCAATCTTAAGATTACTATTGTCAATAGTGCCAATAATTCAGTTAATGTTAACGCTCCGTTCGTTACTGACCCTAGTTTAAACTATGATATTCGCAGAGTTCAGAATAAATCAACTAGTAGCATTGTTCCTATCATAGGTGGTCAAAATCAGATTATAACTGACATTGCTAATACATATATTCTTGATAAAAACAAATCTGAGAGTGGAGATGTAGAAGGATTCGTTGCATCAAACTCATTACCATCATATCGCATCGATGCTGATAAAATTCACTCAGTTTTAGTCAATCCTACTGTAGGTGCGGGTAACTTCCAAGGATATAACACAT